CCGAAGGGCGACCCAGGTCCCAAGGGTGACACCGGTCCTCAAGGTCCAGCAGGCCCGAAGGGCGAAACCGGTCCTCAAGGGCCAGAACATACGGCCACCCAACAGGAGATCAACTATTTAATTTCAGTTGTCCTTACACATTTCACTGATGTTGCACAGAATGGAGCATGATCATGTCTGACCACGCAGTCATGCCGTATCAGCATTATAAGAATGCCTGTGATGCCATCCGGGCCAAGGGCGCGGGATCTGCGTCCATCAAATCTGGAGATATGGCAGCTGCTATCAATTCCATTTCCAGTGGCGCGCCGACTGTACCAGACATTTCGTTCGCGCGTATTAGTGGTTGTCCTCCGTTCCTCCAAAAAGACGGCGACTATTTCGGTGATGATATCCGATCGTATTTGACCAATAATTTGAGTCAACCTGGAGATTTGTTGTTGACTGTTGTCATTTATTTTGGTCCTATCTATGATTCGTTAAAAATTCCTTTTGTCGCTGTAGGGCGCTACAACGGCGGTAATGGTGGTGTTTCGATAATGTATGCTTTGTCCACACCGAACATGATACCGTTGTTTACCAGCGAACCGGCGAATAATTTTACAAATGCCGGCGAGTTGTTCTTCTTAAGAATTCGCGGATGTCAGCTCTATCAGTCGTTCGCCAGTAATACCTTTAGTATTGAAAGTATGAAAAACGTGACTATGACGTCGGGCGGATCCAAAGCTCCTCGTACCGCGTCTTTCGCCGTTGCGTTCAGTTCAACGGCAACAGACATGTTGACTTGTTCGACGAATGTCGCGGACAATGACGTTTTGAAGCACTCTTTTGACACGATGGAGTTCGACACTAGCGACAAGCACGTAAGATGTGCTTTCTTCAGTGCTGTTAAACAACGGACCACGCCCGGAGACGACGTGATGAGGTTGACAATCACGAATCCTGGTTCTGGTAAGTACAGTTTCATGCAGACTGGTGTTTTCTACTCGTGACCAGAGTATATTTCGAGACCACTGGCTCGTTCACAAAGACACAGGAATATTTGTCACGTCTTCTGAAGTTCGACCCGATGAAGTATCTTGAAAAATATGCGCAGCGGGGCGTCAATGCGCTTTCTGCGGCGACCCCGTACGAGACTGGTGCCACCGCCCGTGGTTGGGGATACGAAATTCACAAAACGCATACCGGTTGGGCCATTTATTGGACCAACTCCAACGTCAACCATGGTGTCCCCATTGCTGTGTTGATTCAATACGGGCATGGAACGAGGAACGGCGGGTACGTTACAGGTAGAGATTACATCAACCCGGCGTTGCGTCCAGTTTTCGATCAGATTGCAGCTGACGTTTGGAACGAGGTGACTAATGGCAACGATTGACGAGCAAATTGTCAAACTGAAGATGGACAACGCAGACTTCAAAACGAAGGTTGCGTCATCCATTGACTCTCTTGGCACTTTGAAGAGTTCGCTGAACCTTGACGGGGCGACGAACTCGCTTCAGAAGCTGGCGAACACTGCAAAGACTGTCACTTTCGACAAGGCGTCGGAGTCTGCCAACACTCTCCAGGCCAAGTTCTCGACTATGTCGGTCGCCGCAGGAGCAGCCATCGGGACTCTCGCGTCGAGGGTGACTTCGGCGGGTATGAGTATGTTGAAGGCTCTGACCATCGACCCGATTCTCGATGGCTATCATGAGTATGAGACACAGCTGAATGCTGTTCAGACGATTCTCGCCAACACCAAGAACAAGGGTGAGAACATTCAGACGGTGAATGCCGCTCTGAATGAGTTGAACACTTACGCGGACAAGACGATCTACAACTTCTCACAGATGACGCACAACATCGGTATGTTCACCGCTGCTGGCGTTGGTCTGAAGGATTCTGTGTCGTCGATCAAGGGCATTGCCAACCTCGCCGCTTTGTCCGGATCCAACTCACAGCAGGCGTCGACCGCTATGTATCAGTTGAGCCAGGCCATTTCATCGGGAACGGTTCGACTCATGGACTGGAACTCGGTTGTCAACGCTGGCATGGGTGGTGAGGCCTTCCAGGAAGCCCTGAAGCGTACCGCTCGTGCGCACGGCGTTGCTGTTGACTCAATGATTCAGCAGGAGGGCTCGTTCCGAGAGTCTCTGTCCAAGGGATGGCTGTCCTCCCAGATCATGGTTGAGACTTTGTCTCAGCTGGCCGGTGAGTACAACAAGGAACAGCTCATATCCATGGGTTACACCGCGGAGCAAGCTGATGCCATTGTCGATCTGGCGAATACTGCCGAGGAATCTGCGACGAAGATCAAGACGTTCTCGCAGCTCATCGACACGGTGAAGGAGGAGCTCGGTTCAGGCTGGGCGCAGACGTTCTCCATCCTGTTCGGTAACTTCGAGGAAGCCCAGGACTTGTTCACGGTGGTCGGAAACGCGATCACCGGGTTCGTCAGCCAGACTTCACAGGCCAGGAACGCAATGCTCCAGACCTGGAAGGACATGGGCGGTCGTACGGCTCTCATTGAGGGGTTGACCAATGTGGTCAAGGCTCTCGTTGCTCCGGTGAAGGCCGTTGGGATCGCTTTCCAACAGTCGTTCACAGGAAATCTCGGCAAGACGCTCGCTGATATTTCGATTGGGTTCCAGCATATCACCGAGAAGTTGATTCCTTCGGATAGGGCGATGGACAACTTGACCCGGACGTTCAAAGGTCTGTTCTCGGCCATCAAGATCATATTGTGGCCCGTCGGTCAGTTGCTCAAGTTGTTCACGGCCATCGTCAAGCCGATTCTTGGTGCTGCGTTCGCGATCACCAAGTTCGTTCTTGGCGGTCTTCTGACGCTGACGGCTCACATCGGTGATGTGATTGTCAAGTTCGATCAGTGGATCCATGGGTTCGATCCGATTGGGAAGCTCCTTGACTGGCTCGGCCAGAAGATCAGGGATCTTCTAGGTTGGTTCGACAAGTTGACCCATGGCAAGTTCAGCATGTCCAAGATCTTCGGCGACAGTGGCTCTTCGGCGCTTGACAAGATGGACCACGGGTTGTCGTCGCTCCAAGATCACATGAATGGCATGGACTTCTCCGCAGTGAAGAAGGCCCTTGACTGGATTGGCGACAAGGCAGAGGCCGTCGGCAAGAAGATTAAGGACGCTTTGTTCCGCAAGGGTGTTGGAGTTGGTGCTCAGGAGCGTCATCGTGTTGGCGATGCGCCTCCTGGTGGCGTCCAACTGGACGCGAAGCCCGTTTCCAACGAGGCCATCACGTCGATGCAGAAGTTCAAGAACCTTCTACATGATCTTAAGATCATGTGGACTGGTGATGATGCCACTTTGTGGGGTCGTCTGTCCTACACGTTCACTCGTGTTGGGCAGGCCGCTCGTGACACTGCAGCTGGCGGGTTCATGGTCGCCAAGGCCAAGCTCCAGGATTTGTGGAAGACTGCGAGCCAAGTTCGACTCGACGACTTCTACAATCTTCTCATCGGCAAGGAGCAGAAGAACGCGTTGACTGATCTCATTGATCAGCTTGGGCTGAACAAGCTCGGTCCTGCGTTCAAGAATCTTGCTGGTCCGGTCAAGGAGTTCGGCGGACACATTCGCGAAGTCTACGGTCCCGACGTTCACACAGCTTGGGAAACCTTCAAGGTTCAACTCTCTTCCATTGGTGTCAAAATGAAAGAAGTTGGCAAACAAGTCTGGGATGTCTGTGGACCGTCTGTCATCGCGGCATGGAATTCGCTCAAGGGAGCAGCGGTTTACCTCGGCGGAGCCATCAAGGAACTCGCCGGTGCGGCGCTGACGAAGGTGAAGGATTTCTTCGCTGGAATCGACTGGGCTGGTATCGGCGACAAGATCAAACATGTCGCTGACCACATCAAGGATTTCGCCGAGGGTGTCAAGAATGGCGCTCATGATGATGCGGGAACGATGTTTGTCAAGCTCGGCGACAAGGCGCACGAAGCCGCAGGCAAGATCAAGGAACTTGGCTCCGCGATGGGCGGCAAGACCTCTGAGCTGTTCAAGAAGTGGGGCTCTGACATCAAAGAGGGCGCCAACGCTTGGGGTCTTCCTGAGAAGTTCGAGAAGATCAAGAAGGCGGTTCTTGACAACAGGGGGAAGATCGGCGATGCACTCGACTGGCTCGGCGAGAAGTTCCAGTGGCTCGGCGACAAGATCAAGGAAGGTGTCAACAAGGGTTATGAAGCGCTGAAGAGCATGAACGCCTGGGACGCTCTTGTGAGTGTTATCAGCGGTATCTTCACCGGAATCATGGCTGGTTCGTTCGTGAATCTTGCGAGAAGCTTCGGCAAAGTTGGAAGTCTTTTCAGCGAATTGGCGAAGACCGTAAAGGCCGCTCGTGGGCCTATCGTCGACACCATCAACGCGTACAAGGACTCCATGAAGGCCACTACGCATGACCTGAACGCAACCGCAATTCTCAAGTTGGCTGCTGCAACTCTGGTTCTTGCTGTGGCGTTGGCTGTTCTCGCGTTGATTCCCGCCGATCGTCTCATGGCGGCAGCGCTTGCGTTGGCTGTGATCTTCGGTATCATCATTGGCGCTTGGTTCCTGTTCAACAGGAAGGCCAAGACAGCTAAGGAAGACACTGAGAATCTCATGTCCGGCGTGAAGAACAGTCTCCTGAAGAACCTTGAGAATATCACCGGTGGTCTCAAGAACATGTTCAAGGACATCGGTACGTCGTTCAAGATGGCCGGGCTTCTTGCCATTGCCGCGGGTGTTCTCCTCCTTGCCGGAGCGGTGTATCTTCTCTCGAAGCTCGACACGAAGGAGCTCGTCAAGGGAATCGTGGCTATCACGGTCATCACGGCTGTAATGGTCACTGCGGCAAAGGTCCTCGAACAGGGTGACAATGTTGCCAAGGGGGCGGGGCAGTTCATTCTCATGGCAGCGTCCATGATTCTGTTCTACTTCGCAGTCAAGGGATTCGGCGAGATGGACACCAAGCAGTTGGTGAAGGGTATTCTTGCGCTCGTCGCCATTGTTGGTGCCATGACGCTGTTCTCGATGTCTGGTGACAAGTTGAAGATCGGTAACGGTCTTGCCATTCTCGCCACGGCATACTCCATCAAGCAGATCGTTGACGTCATTGATGAGTTGTCCAAGCGTGACTGGAATTCGTATCTCAAGGGCTTCGCCATGCTCAGTATGGTTCTGGCGGAGCTCATGGGTCTGTTCCTCGTCATGCCCGACAATGGATTCGGTGATGCTGCGGCGATGCTCGCAATGGTGATCGCCATTCAGGGTATGTGCCACATCATTGGTGAATTCGCCAGTATGGATTGGAGCACGTATCTCAAGGGCGTCATCATGATGACGATTGTCCTTGGCGAGCTTGTCGCGGCGATGATGCTTCTGAAAGGTGGCGGTGCAGCAGAGGGTGCTGGAGCACTGATTGCTGTTTCCGTCGCCGTGATGATCCTTGCTGGAGCGTTGCAGGTTCTCGGTTCGATGTCTCTTGCCGAGATGGGGATCGCGTTGCTGGGGCTTGCGGTCGGGCTCGGCGTTCTGATCGCCGCCGCATATTTGGCGCAGGAAGTCGTCGTTCCGATGATGCTGCTGGCCGCAGCGGTTGCTTTGATCGGTATCGCCGTTGGTGTGGCTGCTGCGGGCATCGCGTTGTTCGTGTTCGCCTTCGTGGCATTGCTAACGGCTATCACTACTGGCGGCGTTGCTCTGATCGCGCTGATCCCGTTGCTGTGCACGGCCATTGCGCAGGGTTTCATCAACATATTGTCGATCATCGGTAGCAACGGTCCTGTCATCGAAGCGGCGCTCACGGCTATCATCACAGCGTGCCTGAATGCTTTGCGCAACTCGCTTCCGAGTTTCTTCGACTTGGTTCGCGATGCCATCATCGGCATGTGCAACACGATCAATCAGGTCGCTCCTGTGCTGATTCAAACCGGTATCAACCTCATCAAAGATTTCCTTCGAGCGATCAGGGACAACATCGGTGAGATCACGCAGATCGCCATCGACATCATTGTCAACTTCATCGACACAGTCAGTGCCAACATCGGTCGGATCATCGATTCGGGTGTGAATCTGTTGCTGAACTTCCTTGACGGTATCAAGACCGCCATCGATCAGCACGCTGATGAAATCGGTGACAAGGCCATTGCAATTGGTGTGGCTCTTGTCAACGGCATCAAGCGAGGAATCGAACGGATCAAGAACCAGCTGATGGACAGCATCCGTGGTTTGGCCGATAAGTTGCCCCAATGGTTGAAGGAGAAGCTCGGCATTGCTTCTCCTTCGAAGGTGACCACCGAAATCGGCGAGTTCGTCGGTTTGGGCCTCGTTCGAGGTATCGACAACAGTGAGAAGTGGGTCAAGCGATCCTCTGAGAATCTTGCTGAAAGCACCGGCAAGAGCATCAACGAGAAGTTCCGCGAGATTGTCGACGGTCTGACTCTCGATCCGGACTTCAACCCTGTGATCACCCCAACTGTGGATGATTCAGAGGTGCGAAGCGCCGCTTCGAGGCTCGGTGACCTGTTCAACAGTCAAAGCGCCAAAGCAAAGGTCTCTGTCGGCGTCAACGACGTAGTCAGGGCTCAAAATGGAAGTGCATCGAACCCGAACGGGGTAAACACGGTCACTTTCAACCAAACCATCAACAGTCCGACTGCTCCTACTCGCCGCGAAATCTATCGCGACACGAAGGAGCTCATATCGAACATCAAGAGGTATTCACGATGATCAAGACGGTGTCTGTCGCCAACCAGTTCGGTGACATGATCAGTACGAATTTCGTTGGGGCGTATGAAGCGCCTTACGTCATCACAAAGATCGAAGGTCACGGACCGGTTGAGGCAGACATCAATCTGACTCAGTTCGCGACGAATGATGGTGCGATGTACAACTCGGCCAGGGTGGGAGAACGTATAATGACTCTCACCCTGGCTGTGGTTGCTCAGCCCGGCAAGACGATCGAGCACGCCAGGCGATGGATTTACAAGACTTACGCAGTGAAGAATCGTGTCGAGATGGCGTTCACGACCGACACGGGCACGTACATCATGACCGGGTACATCGAGAAGTGCGAACCCGACATTTTCGAGAAGATCACCAAGGTCAAGATAACGATCGTCTGTCCTGACCCGTATTTCTATGCCCCCGTTAAAAAAGTCACAAGCATTTCAAGCATCAAGGGTGGCTTTGAATTCCCATTCGCCGACAATGCGACAGGCATCGACAATGAGACTCTGATTTCAATTGGTGAGGATGGCTTGGCTTGGACGGTGAATGATCCAAACACTGACGCGTCATGGGTCAAGTCTGACAGGACGGGTTTGAATCGTTACGGACAAGACATGTCGAGAATGGTCGAGAAGATAATTCCATTAGCAGGCCCGCGGTATGAAATAGACGACAGTTGGCGTATGAAATATTTGAGCTCGATGATCGACGACATGACGAGTTCTGCGGTTGCCATTGGGGTCATGAGCGAAATGGACTGTCAACTTGGCGGCACTGCTTATTTCTTGTACGTCAGCAAGAGTACGAACGCCGGCAACGCGTGGCCCAGTCATGTGCTGAAGTTCGGAGAAATCCAAAACAGCGCAAAACTTGGCATGGAATACTCCGGGTCTTTCGACAATGGTATTGTAATCAGGTCGAAGCTCTACGGCAAACTTGCTGACATTCCGAGGATTCGTTACTCCGACAGTATCCACCCCACATCATATCTCGAAATCAACATGAAATGGGTCAAGGACAAGATCGGAGAAGACTTCGAAAAGGGAGACTACATTGAAGTTGGCACCAAGAATGGCAACAAGTACGTCCGTATCTGGCACAAGAACCATTGGACAATGTGTCTGAATGCTGTCGGCACGAATCCGTACTGGCCAAGAATCAAACAGGGTGCAAACACGATCACATGCCTGATCATGGGGAACAACGTGAACCAGTACGCGGCTGAACATGAAGTCGAGTACGACATTAAATACCAGGGGATCTGATGACATACGACGTGCTTGTTTACGACGACAATTGGGAACTGCAAACTGTTGTCGACAACTACGAATCTCTTGTGTGGACTGACAAAGCCAAGGAATGCGGCGATTTCGAGCTGTACATGTACTACGATCCTGACCTCTGGAAGACGATCAAGCTGGGTACATTCCTCAGAATTCAGGACTCCGAGCACACAATGATGGTCAGCAAACGCGATCTGAAAGACACGTTCGAAGATGCTCCGCGGATGATATTCACCGGGAATTCGATGGAGTACATAACGTCAAGACGTGTCGTGTACAAGCAGATCGACGTCACAGGAACGCCGGGTGACATCGTCAACAAACTTCTTGACGAGAACTGCATTGACGGTCCATTTCTTCAACAATTCGCTCCTGACCCAACAAATCCGGGCAAGAAGTACCGCGGAATCACTGGACTGTACAGAGATGTCTCGGGTTGGAGACAAGAACTGGGCGATGTGAAAATATCCAAGCAATATCTTGGGCAGAACATCTATGAGGCCGTGTCGGATCTTGTGCGTACGTATTCATCGCCGATGTGTTACATCTTCGTGCACCACACGGATGACAACAAATGGCGATGGCGTCTTGGCACCGGTACTGATCACAGTTGGAACCAGGGGACAAATGAATGGATCACATTTTCCAGTAATTTCAACAACTTGAAGTCCAGTGAATTTGTTCAGGACAACAACAAGTATGCAAATGCATTCTACGTCACCGGTGCCGACCCTGGTGACGGCAAACCTCGGATAACTATGCCCATTGAACGTGCCAGTAACGACACTGCACAAGGCGGATTCATTTCTGGGATGAAGAGGGTCGAGAAGTGGATCGACGGTTCGAACGTCAAGTTGAAGGATGACAACAACAAAGACATCCCATACCCCCAATACGTGAACGAACTCCTATCGTATGGACACGCATCAATGCGTGAATATGTGACGGAGACGACTTTCGCAGGAGATGTTGATCCGAACGTTCAGTGGGTTTACGCGAGAGATTATTACATCGGTGACATTGTGAATGTCTTTGATGACATGGGAAATGGAGCCTGGTGCGCCATCGATGGAATGACCATCACAGCCGACAAAAATGGAATTGTAATCGTTCCAGATTTCAAAGCAATACGGACCATCACAGGATGAGAAAATGAACAAAACAGCAATTTCGAAACTCGTTCCCCCAACGGGGGAGAAGTACAAACAAGCCCGAGCAGCCCGGAAGGAGCTCGTATCTGAGCCGACGAATTGGTTCATTCCTCATGTCGAGGGTTGGATGGTTGACGCAGAACGTGAGTGTTTCCTTGTTCCGATCAATCACCGCAGGGCGTCTGGGGACTTCGTTTTCTCTATTCTGTCTGTTCCATTCGAATTTGCGGCGAACGCGATGATCACCATGGAGGGGTGAAATGACATTTAGAAGTGGATTCTGGAACAGTATTGACGGGGACCGTACATATTCTGCCGAGGACATGGTCATTCCGTTCGATGGGGTCATCACTGAAGGCGTGTTCGCCAACTGGGGTGATGCGTTCAAAGCCACGGTCATCGATGAGCATACCATTACCATCGGATCCGGTAAGGCTTGGATCAACAATAAGTGGATTAAGAACGATTCTGTGTACCAGATGCCGATCAATGTGTCCGACTATGCAAGTTCGACTGAACCTCGTACTGTGGTGGTGTGCCTTGATTTGAAGACAGAACCGTATTACCGGTTTGCACAATTCCTCGTCGAAGAGCAGCGTTATTACAGTTCCTACACGGACATGCTCAACGCAATCACAGATCGCGGTACGGGGCGGAACACGTTGGTTTTGTTCTCCATCAATTTCGCTGCCGGCGATTCTTCGATTCAGAAAACGAACATCACGAATCTCGTTGGAACGACATGGTGCCCGTATGTGACAGCGCCTGTTCAAACGGTTACCGTTGACGACATTCGCAACAAGTGGGACGCTTCGTACGAGTCTTTGATGAAAGACGTTGTGGGCAACGCTCAGACCAAGGCGAATGAAGCTGAATCCAATTTTGAGGCATCATTCAACACGTGGTTTCTCACGTTGAAGAACCAACTGAACACCAACCAGGCCGCAAATCTGCAGAACCAGATTACAGCACTCACAAATCAACTCAACAAACTTGTAACCACAGGTACCGTCGAGAACACGGTTCAGTTCTACAGTAGTGGCAATCTTGTCGATTTCACCACGAGTGCTGGTGTCAAGATCACTGCCGTAACCAAGTTCACAAACAACTCATAAAGGATTTCACAATGACTCGAATCGCAGATCTCACTGAGGCAACCACTCTCGCACAAACCGACGCTGTCGTTGTCGATGGCGCGTCTGGTACTCGCAAGCTCAGCATGACCCAGGCTTTCGGACGACTGGCCGACACTTTCGCGCAGAACGCGTATTTCCACAGGAACATTTACCGTGGACAGAATCTCGGCAAAGTGTTCACCTCTGATCAGAAGAATGCCATTCGTGATGGAACATTCAACAATCTCTACATCGGTGACTACTGGACTGACGGTGGAACTGACTGGATCATCACCGACATGGACTATTGGTATGGAATCGGTAGAAACGGTGCGACTCTTGTCAAAACGCACCATGTGAACATCATTCCTCGACTTCCCATGGGGACTTCCGTTATGAACACCTCCGCTACGAACACCGGGGGTTACATTGGTGCGAACATCCGTACCAAGTTCTCCGGCATCGTGTCGCAGGTGAGCAATTTCTTCGGTGGCGGTTCGCTGCTCAATGCTCCTCGTCCATTCTCATCGCAAACTGACAGTGGCATGGCAACAGCCATGAGTTGGCTTGACTTTTGTACTTGTGAGCTGATGTCTGAGCGGATGGTCTACGGTTCTCCGGTGTTCGAGATTCAAAACGGAAAGCCTGCTGGAGCGTCGAATCAGAACTCGGCTTTCGCTTGGAATCACACCACCGACATGATTCAGCTCGCTCTGTTCCGCCTCGCCCCGAGGTTCCGAATGGCATCTGGCGACGGGCAGGTCGACAATGGTTGGTGGCTCAACACTCTTGCCAAGTGGGATCATTTCTGCGTGTGCAAGAATGGTATGGCTGACTGTCTCCCCGCCAACACAGCTCTTGGCATTCGTCCGATCATGGGGATTACTGGCTGATGCATTTCTTCGGTGGCTTAGCGTGGGTAGACGTACTGGTCACCGTATTCGTGACAGTACTTGCCAGCAATGGGTTCTGGGCGATACTTCAAAAGAAGTTAGACCGGAATTCAACAGAGAAGAAGTTACTCGTCGGCCTCGCACATGATCGCATCATTTATGTCGGGGAAGGGTTCATCGCTCGTGGTTGGATCACGTACGATGAATATGAGGATTTCATGAAATATTTGTACGAACCTTATACGAAATATGGTGGAAATGGTATCGCCGAGCGCATTTCGGACGAAGTGAAGAAACTTCCATTGAAAACCAGTACCAATCGGCGAGAACATCGAGTAAGAAAGGTGGACAACGGTGAGCGCACGTAACAACTCGCTGTTGTGCATAGTATGCATCGCACTCATTATCATCAGCATCATCACTGGTATCATCGATTTCGACTTCGCGAATGTGGCGCAGACGATTTGCGGTATTGTTACACTGCTGTGCTTGATTTTGTTGTTCGTGTCCATTGGCTCGTCAACCAACGAGGCAAGATCTGGGTCGTTGATCGTGAACGATGCTGATGAAGTCTATCTGGTGCTGGACAATGATATTTCGAAACTTCGGAAGAAGTCGCATGTCGATCTCTCGGTGTATCTTTCGCACAGCTCTTAATGAGAGACTAGAAAGGACTCATCATGAAGGATAATCTCTCCGAGCACTTCGACCATGTGATTGAGGATCATCTTCAAAAAATGGATGATTATGAACCGGGGACCGAAGAAACCCGAAAGACAGCTGACGAACTCAAAGTTCTCATGGAAGCGAAGGCAACTTGCTATTCGCAGAAGAAGAACTGGAAGGACTACGTCATGCCGATTATCGGTACCGTCGTTCCGATTCTGACCATTCTAGTTTATGAAGAGAAGGACTCAATCACATCGAAAGCGTTCGGATTCGTTCCGAAGAACTAACCGATATAGTCTACAGAGTAATGTGTGGTGCGATTCACACTGCACATTACTTTTTGCACATTCTCTTATGAGAAACACTACTTTTAGGAGAAAGAATGTTCAAGGGCGTCTGCAAAGCCATTGGCGCAGTCGTGTTCGCCGCTTTCATCCTTGGTGTTTCTGTGGCATCACTGATCCACGGAAACCCATTGATGATCTTGCTGGTCATCACGACTATCATGCTGCTGGTCGCACTCGAAGACAACGATAACAAGAAATCCGAAAAGATGTGATACAACAGCACAAGTCTTAACCGGCTTGTGCTTTTTTGCACGTCTTCTTATGAGAATACTTCTACATAAGGAGATACTATGCTTTACGTTATCAAGCTCATCGCCAAGATTCTCGTCTGCCTCGCGGACCTGGCTGTGATCTGCGTGTCCATGATCACCGTGGCACCCATCACGCTCGTCCTGGCAGTCATCATCCTGGCTGTTGCCTTGAACTCCATCGCAAAGGATATCGAAAACAAGGAGTAACGCCAAAGCTACAGACCCCAACACGGCCTGTAGCTTTTGTTGTTGGAGTAATCATGGCGAAGCATGGGTTAGATGTTGAAGATCAGCAGTCTTTGGATTTGTGGGCTGAACGGAACTATGATACCGATGCATATTTTCTGTTCATCGTTCCAGGTGATTGGTACTGCTACGGAATTCATATTTTGGACCGTCACCTCACTCCATTTGTAACGAAAGCGGACAAGAAACGCATGGCGCCAGAACGGCTCAGGTACGTTTCTTGATTTACACGCATTCTTATGAGAAAGGAGACACTATGGAGGACAAGTACAAGACCATTCAACTCATCGCTGCGCTGACATATTCACTGTTGGCGATCGCAATGTTGATGCTTGGAATGGCCCTAGGCATCCTGACATGAAAACAACAGCACAAGTCTTAACCGGCTTGTGCTTTTTGCACGTCTTCTTATGAGAAGAACTCACCAATGAAAGGAAACCATCATGTCTGACGACATCGAGATCCCCGAAGTTGACACCGACGACATCATCGAAACCTCTGACGAAGAGACTTCTGTTGCTGGTACCGTCGCCATCGTGGCAGCCGGAGTGGCTGCTGGCCTTGGCATCGGGTACGGCCTCATGAAGCTCTCGAACAAGATCGGAGACAAGATGTATGATCACATCGTTGCTCGACATGTGGGTGACAAGACCACCGAAGACATCATCAACGATCATTCTGAGGAGTGAACCTCACAAGGATACAGACCCTAACACGGTCTGTATCCTTTTAATTTCATGTAGAAAGGAAACCCAATGTATCACCCTAAGCGCGGCTGCAACAATGTATATTACGACAAGTTTGAGTACCATCCAAAGAGGGCACTGAATGATCGAGATCAAACGCTCATCGACACCGCTGCTACAATCAACTATGGCTCGATCGATCAGGGACTCGGCTATTTTGTGACGAAGTGTTCTGACGGCATCCCGTATGCGAATGACATCCATCACTGAACGAAGGCGCGACACAATGAACACAAAGACGAGCAACATCATCCAATCGGTGAACAAGTTCACGAACAATCATGCTCCGCTGATTCTCACGGCCACCGGATCGATCGGCGTTGTGTGCACCGCAGTTCTCGCCGCCAAGGCCGGCCCGAAAGCTCGTGCTGCGATCTTCGATTATGAAATGGACAACCAGACGAACGCTACGACTTTCGAGAAGGTCAAGATCACTTGGAAGATCTATCTTCCGACAGCGATCTGCGCTGTGGCGACCATTTCCACGTTGTTCTGCGGCAATCATATTGCTCTGAAGCGCGGGGCGAACCTGATGCAGGCATATTCAATCCTGGACACCACGTTCCAGGAGTACAAGGGCCAGGTGAAGCAGGCGCTCGGCGAGAAGGAGGAGCGCAAGATCGATGACGCCATTTCTGAGCAGAAAGTAGCCTCGTCCAACACGGTGGTTCTCAGCGGTCCACAGCCTCTCACCATGGACGACCTGTCGGGTCGATATTTCAGGGTCGATGCGGAGAAGATTCGCCAGGCGCAGAACGCGCTGAACGCAAGGCTCCTTCAGGAGGACTGGATCAGCCTGAATGTGTTCTACGGACTTCTCGGGCTTGACCCGATTGGTCTGGGCGATGACATCGGTTGGAACGCCGATCGTCTGCTCGACATCAGGTTCACCTCGTGCCTTACGGCAGAGGAAGAGCCGTGCCTCGTCATCAAGTACGACACGGTGCCGAAGCCGGACTACTATAAGGGGTACTGAATGCTAGCAATTGTTGGAGCCACTTGCAGTGGTAAAAACTGGTTCGCCAACAAGCTTTGCACAGAGCATGGGTGGGAGCGCGTCGTCACTTGCACGACTCGTCCCATTCGTTATGGCGAAACCAATGGCGAAAGCTATGTGTTCATGGACGACTGCAACTTCGACTATCTCGCAAAACAAGGCAAGTTGATCAATGTCCGTGAATACGACACGACCGAAGGAATCTGGAAGTACGGTATTCGTCCAGAAGACATCGATCTGAGCAAGAAGAAGCGCCTCATCATCATTGATCCTCTTGGGGCCACCAAGCTGTTCAAGCCATGGCAGGTTGCCATGATGGTCGTTCCCCGCGACGTTCGCAAGCTACGAGCGATTTGCCGAGGAGACAATGAAACAGAGTTCGCAAGACGAGATCATGCAGATCAGCATGACATTGCGCTGATGATCGATTTCTATCAGCGCTATTACAGTGAATACCCGCAAATCATAACAAATAAGTTCCAGGAGATTGGACAAGAATGATTACCCGTGAAGTCACTTACATCGATTACAACGGAGACGAGCAGACCGAGAAGTACTACTTCGACCTGACCGTCCCCGAAATGCTCGAGCTGTCTTTCAGTTCCGCCGGCGACATCCAGTCGACGCTTGAGCGTCTGTCCAACAGCCGTAAGGTTGGGGAGATCTTCAACATCATTCAGACGCTCATTTTCAAGAGCGTCGGTGTCAAGTCGGATGATGGCAAGCGGTTTGTCAAGAATGAGGAGGTCCTCAACGACTTCAGGCAGTCTCGTGGGTACGAGGCCTTCCTCATGAAGATGATGCAGGACACTGACTACGCGAGCAAATTCATCGAGCAGCTCATTCCGCAGGATCGTATTCAGCAGATTGCTGGTGTCGAGAAGGTCGACGGTGGGAAGCATCCTCTGTCCATGGACAAGAAGCGAGGCTGACGAATGGCAACAGTGAACCTTCCGAGTAATTCCATCATGCCCGAGAAGGGTGGGAATTATTCGGAAAACAACAGGCCGAAGGTCGAAGCGGTAGCAAAAGGCCAACGGCGTAAGGAATCCGCGGGCAAGAAGCTCAAGCGGTCGATCATCGCAGAAGATGGGCGTTCTGTTGCGGAGTACATCTTGATGGATGTGCTGCTTCCTGCTGCTAAGAACACCATTTCCGACGTTGTATCCGAATCAATCCAGCGACTGTTGTTCGGCGACAGTGGGCCGAACCGGCACAAGAATGTTCGCGACAATCGTTCGTATGTAAGCTACAACAGCTTCTACAACAAGCCGAGGGATTCATATTCTCAACGAGCGAGGGCAACACATGATTTCGACGAAATCGTCCTCGCCAGTCGAGACGAAGCCGATCGGATTCTTGATTCGTTGGCAGATCTCATTTCTCAGTACGATGTTGCGACGGTGGCAGACCTGTATGATCTTGCAGGAGTCACCAGTTCGTACACTGATGCAGAATGGGGTTGGTACTCCATCGGTGGTGCATCACCGCGGCGAATTCGCGAAGGGTATATTCTGGATCTTCCGCGACCGGTAGCGGTGAACGACAGATGAATGTCAACCAGATGAGGGTCCGGGTAGCCGAGTGTTATCCGGGCCTTCGCTGGGCCAAGAAGGTCCAGCAAATGAGTGACGATCAAGTGATCGCCATATTCTACAGGCTTTCAAAGAAAGGAATGATCAAATGAGCTTCCGAGAGAAGTTTGAGAACGTCAAGCTGCACGTCGAGGATTCGTCTCCGACGATTCTCACTGCCATTGGCTGCGTTGCTGTTGTGGGCAGCGCGGTTCTCGCAGTCCGTCAAGGACTCAAGCACCACAACGAGGTGATCGAGAATCACCATGAGATGATCAATGCGGTCAACATTTGCCATGACAACCCGGACGTCTATGAGAAGCGTATGGGCGAGAAGTACACGGAGGAAGACTACAAGAAGGATCTCGCCATTTCTTACGCGCAGACTGTCGGTCTGTTCGTCAAGACGTACGGGCCTTCGCTGGCCATGATGGCCGTTGGCATTGGCTGCATCTGCAAGGGTCACAGCATCATGCTCGGTAGGACGGCTGCACTGTCCTCTGCGCTGAACGCTCTGCAAGCAGCTTGGAACAAGCGCAATGAGGTCGACAAGGCCGAGCGTAAGGCGGTCTCTCAGGACAATACGATTGATGTTCCTGAGACTGCAGGGACGAACAACAGTGTGAAGAACATCGTTTCCAAGAAGAATTTGTTCAACAGCCCATATTCTCGGACTTTCGACAGTTCGTCAAGGAACTGGGAGCCTTCTCGTGACTACCAGCTGCTCTTCCTCAAGACGCAGCAGAACATGGCGAATGATCTTCTTCGAACGAGGGGTCACGTCTTTCTCAACGAGGTCTACGACATGCTGGATCTCCCTCGATCTCCTGAGGGCGCTCTTGTTGGCTGGGTCAAGAGCCCAGACAACGGCGACGGTTTCGTCGACTTCAATCTCTCTGATCCCAGGAATTTTCCTGAGGATCCCGATTTCATCTCTGGCACCTGGAAGCTCGACTTCAATGTCGACGGTGTCATCTACAATCTCATCTGAAAGGAACCACTGAAATGAACAAGAACATCATCGCTGCTGCAGCTGGCGTTGCCGCTGGCGTTGCCATTTTCTTCACCCGAGAGAAGATCAAGGCTCTTCGCGCTGCGGACAAACTCGAAGAGGATATTCTGGAGCCGGTTGAGAGCATCGAAGAGCCGGAGCATGACGAGGAGATCGTCGTGCACGAGCCTGTTGACGATGTGATCGACCTGGACAAGGCGGTCGCTGACGCCCAGGCCATGATGGACGAGAAGAACAGCCCGCGACCGGTCAAGAAGGTCAACCGCAAGGTGGAGTCTGCGACTGACGAGCCTGGCTGGACGTACCCCGACGAGGAGGATTACCTCGAACACGAGGATCTTCCGGAGAAGAACCTTTTCTGGTTCATCAACGATGACATGATCATTGATGACGACGATCTCCCGATAACGGACTACGTCGAGAGCTTGATCGGTGATCTGTGTGAAGTCACCAAGTCGAATGGTGATCGTGGCTTCTGCATCAACAACAAGGAGGGGCTGCGTTTCTCCATGGAGATCATCAAGGAACCTATCGCCGAGTACATGCACAAGCTTCACGAGGATCTTGACGATTTCGACGAAAGCGAAGAGGATGAGAATGAGTGACATTCTTGTCGACCTCTATGCTCCTGATGGATACAGGGATCTCTGCGGAAAGCTGAACGAGATCCCTTTCCATTCTGACATTCGAGATGACAACAATCGAATCGATGACGCGATCTATTTTCGTGAGGAGACTCTTGAGATATACGTGGACGAGCCGCCGTCTGTGTTTCTCGTCCTCCTCGCTCTGCTCGAACGTATGAGTCTAATGCTCGACAACGAATATTCGGTCAAAGATCTGCTTGAGGAGTGCATTTCCAATGCGGACCTTGGTTGGTACTCGGACGAACACACGGAGAAGCTTCCGACTTGGTCAAACCGCGTCGAGAACGCAGTGGAACGTATCCTGGACCGCGAAATCGGCAAGAATGGCGAGAATGGATGGTTCCCGACCCAAGAATATTTCGGAAATCAGAAGAAGATGTCACTGTGGAAGCAGATGAACAATTACGTCATGGATGGAATGATCGCTGATATTTGGTGAGGGGGTGGACCATGGATTTCTTCAAGGTCCAGGTACGGGAGACCAAGCATGGGGTTGAGATCGCCCCGGCCTTCCGTGTAGGCCGTTCGAAGGATCTGATGGTCCGTGCACGAGCCTTCTACGCAATCTGGGATGAAGAACGAGGTTTGTGGTCGACAGACGAGTATGACGTCGCTCGCCTTGTCGACCGTGAACTCTATGCGAAAGCGAATGAACTGAAGGAGCTGCACCCGAAGGTGCTCTCCATGACGGACTACTCCACCAAGTCTTGGAAGGAGTACCGTGAGTTCTTGTCCAAGCTCAACGACTCGGCTGTGGAACTTGATGGACGCATCATGTTCGCCAACGAGAAGATCGAGCGAACGGATTATGCTTCGCACGTTCTTCCGTATTCATTGGTTGACGGGGATCACTCAGCATTCGATGAGCTTCTCGACAAGCTCTACGAACCCGCTGAGAAGGAGAAGCTGCTGTGGTCCATAGGAGCAATAGTCTCCGGTGATTCCAGACATTTGCAGAAGTTCGTTGTGTTGTATGGCAAGAGCGGTGCCGGAAAGTCGACGGTGCTCAACATCGTGCAAGGCATGTTCGATGGGTACTGCTCGCCGTTCGACGCCAGGGCACTCGGCAACAGTTCGAACCAGTTCGCACTGGAACCATTTCGTACGAACCCACTCGTCGCCATTCAACACGACGGTGATCTGTCACGAATCGATGACAACACCAAGTTGAACTCAATTGTTTCCCATGAAACAATTCCGATCAATGAGAAGTACAAGCCGCAGTACTACATGCGGCCGAATGCATTTCTCATGATCGGTACGAACACCCCGGTTAAGATCAGTGACGCGAAGTCAGGCCTGATTCGCCGACTGATCGACATCTCTCCAACTGGTGAGACGTTCAGTCCTACGGTGTACCAGCGTCTCATGCGAGACATCACAACGGAATACGGCGCCATCACGAAGTACTGCCTGGACATTTTCAAGAAGCTGGGCAAGCACTACTACGATGACTACGTCCCGGTTCAGATGATGTTTCGTACGGACGTCGTGTTCAACTTCGTTGACGAGATTTCCGGACAGATCATGCATGACGATGGAATAAGCCTTCGTTCAGCTTATGCACAGTACAAACAGTATTGCGCTGATTCACAGATCGTGCACATATTGCCAATGTATGCCTTCAAGGAAGACTTGAAGGAATATTTCGGCAAGTTCGAAGAACGAGCCATTGTCAATGACGAGAGAGTCAGGAGTTGGTACAGCGAGTTCAAGAGTGAGCTCATTTTCGGTGCGAAGAAAATCGATGACAGGGACGAACGTCGATGGATTGATCTCAAGGATCAACCGTCGAAACTTGATGTCTTGTACAAGGATTGTCCTGCGCAGTACGCGTCTGACGACGGAATTCCGGCCAAGCCGTGGGATTCAGTCACAACGAAACTGAAGGACCTTGACACCGGCAAGGAGCATTTTGTCAGACCGCCTGTCAACCACATCGTGATTGATTTCGATCTGAAGAACGACCAAGGAGAGAAAAGCCTTGAGAAGAACATCGATGCGGCTGAGCAGTGCCCCCGCACATACTGTGAGACCAGTCGCTCAGGCAACGGACTACATCTGCATTACATCTATGACGGCGATCCGGGGAAATTGGCCAGCGTGTATGCACCGGGCATCGAGATCAAGACGTGGTCCGGCAAAGCGTCTCTGCGTCGCAGAAAGAACCTTTGCACTGACGATCTGGTGACCCATATTTCAAGCGGGCTTCCGTTCAAGGAGAGCAAGGTGATTAACCCCCATACGTTTGCCAGCGAAACGGGTCTTCGCAAACTCATTGAGAAGAACCTTCGGAAGGAGGTGCATCCTGGTACGAAACCCAGTATCGATTTCATCAAGCACATTCTTGATGAGGCGTACAAGTCCGGCAAGCCGTACGACCTGAACGACATGCGTGGCCATGTTCTGGCATTCGCCATGCGGAGTACTCATCATCCCGAGTACTGTCTGCAGCAGGTGTCGAATATGCATTTCCGGTCCGGTGATGAGGACACGCCGGACACGCCGGACACGCCGTTCGATGACAACGAACCAATTGTGTTCTACGACGTTGAGGTGTACCCGAATCTGTTCGTCATCTGCTACAAGACGATCGATGGCGACTGTGCGTCGATGATCAACCCGAAGCCGACTGAGGTTGAGAACCTAATCAACAATCGCTTGATCGGGTTCAACAACAGGCGCTACGACAATCATATTCTATACGCAGCGATGATGGGTTACTCCAACGAGCAGCTCTTCAAGCTGTCACAGAAGATTGTTTCCGGCGACCGAACCGCCATGTTCCGTGAGGCGTACAACTTGTCGTACACTGATGTGTACGATTTCTGCTCCAAGAAGCAGAGTCTCAAGAAGTGGGAGATCGAGCTCGGCATTCATCACCAGGAGATGGGCATTCCTTGGGACGAGCCTTGTCCTGAGGAACTGTGGCCGAAGGTCATCGAGTACTGCCGCAACGACGTCAAGGCGACCCAGGCGGTCTTCAACGCACGACAGGAGGATTGGAAAGCCAGGTGCATGCTTGCGAACATCGTTGGCATGACGCCGAACACGACCACGAACGCGATCACACAGCAGATGGTGTTCGGGAATGATCGGAACCCGAAGTTCATTTGGACAGACCTGTCCAAGGAGTTTCCGGGCTACGAGTACAAGTTCGGCAAGTCGACCTACATGGGCGAGGAAGTCGGTGAGGGTGGATACGTATATTCAGAACCCGGCATCTACAAGAATGTCGCTCTTCTGGATGTTGCGTCCATGCATCCACACTCGATCAAAGCGCTCAACCTGTGGGGTGATGAGTACACGAACAAGTATTTCGATCTGGTGCAGGCCCGTATCGCAATAAAGCACGGTGAGCTCGACAAGCTCAAGACCATGTACGATGGCAAGCTTGCTCCATATGTGAGTGACAATCCTGCAGAGCAGAAGATCCTCAGTACTTCGCTGAAGATCCCGATCAACTCCATGTACGGTTTGACTGCCGCCAAGTTCGGCAACAGGGCCAACGGGAACTCCGGCCAGAACAACAAGGACAACATCGTGGCGAAGCGCGGTGCACTGTTCATGGTCTGGCTGAAGCGCCAGGTCCAGGAACGTGGGTTCACCGTGGCCCACATCAAGACGGATTCGATCAAGATTCCTGATGCAACACCAGAGATCATCGAGTTCGTCATGGACGCCGGGAAGAAGTACGGGTACACATTCGAGCATGAGGCGACTTATGACAGGATGTGTCTTGTCAATGATGCCGTTTACGTTGCCCATGATTCTGATGGGTGGCATGCTACGGGGCTGCAGTTCCAGGTTCCATATGTGTTCAAGACGCTCTTTTCCAAGGAGGAAATCAAATTCGAGGACCTCTGCTTAACCAAGAGCGTGAGCAAAGGTGACATCATAATCCGAAAAGAGGACGGAGATCATTTCATCGGCCGTGTCGGTTCGTTCTGTCCCGTGAAGAACGGAGGGGAACTATTGCGGCACGATGGCGACAAGTTCTATGCACTGTCTGACACCAAAGGTCATCTATGGGCTGAGGCAGAATCGGTGACTGACGAAGACAACATCGACATGGACTTCTGGTACAACAAAACGTCAGAGGCCAAGAGTACGATTGAGAAGTATGGTAACTTTGATGAGTTCATGAAGTGACATTATTTACACATTCTCTTATGAGAGAAAGGACTCATCATGTACCGATACGATTACACGATTAACGGAACCGACAAGACTTTCAACTGCACCCCGCAGTACATGCACTGGCTGAATGTTCAGGCGCTCAAAGACAGGAATCCCGACATTCCATGCACCATCATGGAAATCGGAATGTTCTACAATGAGCTGCAGCACATTCTCCGGATGCTGGACCCGGCGGAACAGGAGACGGTCTTCAAGAACCTGAAAGAAGGTGACGCATTCGTACTCATCTGACCACACCTCAATAAACAAAAGGTTGAGCCGTGCTTGCTAATGTAGCCGCGGCTCTTCCTTTTGCTTTTTTAGAAAGGAAAACAATGGAACTCTCACGAGAATTCGACAACGTCGACGTCCTCCCAATCGGCGAAGATGTACGACACCTCGACGCGCCGAACGAGACCATGATCTACTCGCACTCAACGTGGATCGAGTCTTGCAACGAAAAGTTCGCGGATCCAACAACGTCCGACTATGACATTCAGCGTCTCACTCTTGAGAAGAGTGAATACCAGTCCAGAATCAATGACATGCTTGCAGTGAAGTATGCCATGCTCTTCGCAGAACAGGAACACAAATGATTTACTCACGCGCGAGCTACGTCGATCGAGTCGAAATCAAATCTTTTAATCGAAACATCGAAGAAGACGTGACACTGATGCTCATCGCTCTTCGTGACATCAAGCAGTCAATGACGGGGTATTACTCCGCTCATTATGAGATCAACTGGCACATCCGTGACCAAAAGCAACCAGTCACCGACAGCAACGGCGACCGTGTTGGGTGGTGCAAACTGCAATATGTTGACAACAGATGGATCTACTGTCACAACGACATCTGCATGCAATTCACGCGAAACGAACTCAAGACCTCGATCCTGTATGTCAGGGACGGTGACGTATTCGTTTCTCTTGAAAATCTGCTCAACACCATCATCTCGATTCTCGTCGCTGTGGGAATCCCAGAGCAGTATCTCTTCTCGCAAAAGCAGAAGGAATTTCTCATCAATTCCGGGGTTCGTCGAGCCATGGAAGAGAAGCTCATTGAGATCAACAATCGTGTGAACTTGTTGGATGACCGTATCGAACGTGACGGCCAACAGGAGCGAGACGACGAAACGAATCAGAATCTGCATATCATGCGGCGAAGTCTTGAGTCAGCGCTGTTCGACAAGGACAACGCCGAACGCTTCCTCGCTGCAGTCGACGTTTGAAAGGAACAACAATGCCCAACAACATCGCAATCGAGAATGCGCATATTCTCTTCCGTAACTTCAGCGGACAGGAGAGCCGCTTCAACCTCGCAGGACGCCGGAACTTCTGCGTTGTCATTCCGGACGATGACATGGCCAAGCGTCTGATCGAGGACGGTTGGAATGTGAAGCGACTCCGTCCGAAGGATGAGGGAGACGAGGAGACTCCATATCTTCAGGTGGCAGTTGCGTTCAACAGCTATCCCCCGAAGATCGTTCTGATCTCCGGCAGCAACAAGACGTACCTCGATGAGAGCACTGTCGACATGCTCGACTGGGCCGACATTCAGAATGTTGATCTCGTAATCCGCCCCTACCAATGGGAGGTCAACGGAAATCGGGGCGTCAAGGCGTACGTGAAGTCCATGTACGTCACCATCGATCAGGACGTCTTCGCGGAGAAGTATGATGCATGACACGGTGACCTCAGACCACATCAACGAGTACAAGGAATTTCTCGTCGACATCTACGAAGCAGAATTCGGTCTTGTCGATGAGCCGACGGGGTCGCAACCGATGTACAGGTTCGTGCTGTACCACAGGGATGGTTCTGCGATCACGAAGTATGCGTCGCCTTATTCGCTGACGCACTTCAACAAGCATCAGGAGAGGCTGTTCTGACATGGATGACCGTGACGCATATCTGACTGCATGCGAGAAGATCGCCGTGAAGCTGGCGGCAATGGTTGATTCTAATGACTACTCGTGGGGTACGAGCATTGACGATCCGTCCTGTGTCAGTTTCACAGCACGGGTTGCAATGGGCGACGCCGTCGTGCTCAGCTGTCGGAAGGACAGCGTGTTCATCAAGAATCTGATGAGGAGGGTCAAGAAGATTGCCGCCGACTCTACTGCCACAGCAGAGAACCGCCGTTGACAATCTTCGTGATGGATGCATATTGAATGGAGGGGTGGGCAGTGGCAAGAGTATCACGTCAATTGTGTACTACTTGGAGAACCACAAGCCCGCCCCTCTGTTCATCATCACCACTGCGAAGAAGCGCGATTCTCTGGAATGGGAACAGGAACTGGCGAAGTTCGCCATCAGCAAGCACGAGCCGTGCCGGATTGCCGTGACGATCGACAGCTGGAACAACATCGGGAAGTACGTCGATATCGTCGGGGGCTTCTTCATTTTCGATGAGCAGCATCTTGTCGGAAGTGGGCAGTGGGTACAGTCGTTCTACAAGATTGCCAAGAACAACACTTGGATCTTGTTGACGGCAACGCCAGCAGATACTTGGTCGGACTACGTGCCGGTATTCAAGGCCAATGGATTCATTAAGAACAAGACTGAGTTCGAGCATGAATACTGCGTGTTCAATCGTTTCACCAAGTATCCGCAGATCGAACGATACATCGGAACGAAGAGACTGGAACGTTTCCGAGATCAGATCTTGGTGAATCTGATTGTACAACGCGGCACGATTCGGCATACGACGTATGTCCCTTGTGGGTATGACAAATTCGAAGTCAAACTGCTGAATATCTCAAGGTGGAACAATCTTGACGACAAGCCGATTGAACAGGCCAGCGAGTACTTCTCAGTTCTAAGGCGGATCATATATCTTGATCCGTCCCGGATAGATGCTCTGTACGGCATTCTGGACCATCATCCGAAGTCCATCATATTCTACAACTACGACTTCGAGTTGGACGCTCTGAGGCGGTCTCTGGCCGTTCTGAAGGGCACTGTGGCGGAGTACAACGGACACAAACATGAACCCATTCCGCGCGATGACTCGTGGTACTACTTGGTCCAGTACAATTCTGGTTGCGAAGGATGGAACTGCACCGAAACAGACACGGTTGTGTTCTTCAGTCAGTCCTATTCATATCGCCAGACGGAGCAGGCCATGGGGCGTATTGACAGAGTCAACACCCCGTACAAGGATTTGTGGTACTACTTCATTCGATCCAACGCGAAGTATGAACTCGCCGTGTCGCGGGCTCTCAAGAACAAGAAGAAGTTCAACGAAACTTCTTGGTACGGAAAGGCTTTCAAATGATCTTCAACGTGCTCGCAATGTTCATGTGCGGGCTGTTCTTCGTCGCGCTTGTCGGTTCAATCATCGCATGCACGATTGCCCTTGTGAAGAGCGTCCTGGAAAAGCCACGTTTGTGGGGTGACAGCTTTGTGCTTTGCGGTGTACTGTTCATGAGTATCCTCGCGCTCGTCGGGGACTACTCCATCATCACTATGATTGGAACGCCGGCATGATTACTCTAGTGTTCGTATGTGCGTGTATCATTGCAATCGTGCTGGCTATACTCTCAGGAAAGGTGTTCAACTAATGTTTACTTTCATGCTCTTCTGCGTCTTCTGTGGCATCGTTTGTCTGGTCTGCAAGATCCTCACCAGTGCCATTTTCTGGAAGATTCTCGGCTGGTGCTTCGTGCTCGGCTGCGTCTTCTGCTTAATCGGGGCTCTACTTTAAGCTCTGAGAGAACTAACAGGTCCACACGGCCTGTTAGTTTTTGGCCAGTTCTGCCCACTTTTGCCCACTTTTGCCCACTTTTGCCCAAAAATTGGGCATGGTTCATTTACAGTGCGACTAGGGGTTTTACCCTTTTTCTGCCCAATTCCCATTTTTCTCTTTAAAAACTTTATATAAAAGTAATATATATATAAGAGTTTTGGGCATGTTTTGGGCAAAAGTGGGCATAGCCCTCTGACAAGGGGTTTCGCCAAAATGTCGACATTTCGCTCAAGCAAAACCCCTAGTCAGACCGTGGACACACATTTGGACACAAAAGTGGGCACGCAAAACACCTAGTCACCGCGTTTTTTTTTACACAGCATCTTATGAGAGAAAGGAAACACCATGTTCAAGAGCTTTATCGACGTTCGTCTCAACAATTCGAACCTCACCCTCTGCATCCCGAAGAAGCTTGTGACCGACTGGAACGAGAACACTTGGTATGACGGAAACCACTTCTACATCAGGAAGGGCATTTCCAAGGCTACCCGGCGTCACATCGCCGTCGTCGATCGTATGCTCAAGATAGGATGCGACAAGATGGGGAAGGATTATGGGATCAACCCGTTGGCAACAACCCTGAAACTGGACCGAATCTGACATCTACAAACTTACAGGACCACACATCCTGTAAGTTTTTTCTGACATACGAGGTCGAAAATATGCGGTTGACTAGGGGTTCTTTGCTTTTCACACATCATCTAATGAGGAGACTTAGATTATATCTCATCATATGATCGAATTCGCTCTCAAAAGAGCGTATCTCCTCACACCTCAACTTATTTTTGGTTTTGAGGAGAACCATGAAGGAATCAGAATTCCAGCACAATCTCCTTGTCAAGCTCAAGATCCGGTTTCCCGGCTGTGTAGTCATGAAGAACGATGCCAACTACAAGCAGGGTTTCCCCGATCTTCTTGTTTTATACAAGGACAAGTGGGCATGCTTGGAGTGCAAGCGTTCAGCTGATGCGCCACGCCGTCCCAATCAAGAATACTACATTCGTACACTCGGCGAGATGAGCTATGCTTCGTTCATTTCTCCAGAGACGGAGGAAGAGGTTCTAGATGAACTGGAACGAACATTCAGCATTCGTGGGTGAACACGCATTTCTTAGCGCGTCCAAGTATCACTGGGTCAACTACGATGACGAGAAGCTTCTCGCTACATTTCGTACAGCACAAGCTGCCGCAAAAGGAACAGAGCTTCACGCCTTCGCGGCGAAGGCGATTTCACTCGGTATCAAGTTGCCTCGAAACGACAAGACCATCAACGCATATGTCAATGACGCCATCGGCTTCAAGATGACCCCTGAGCAGCCGCTTGTTTATTCTGTGAACTGTTTCGGAACCGCTGACGCCATCGCGTATCGTAAGGGCTTGTTGCGCGTTCATGATTTGAAGACCGGCACCGGACGTGTGAGCATGAAACAGCTTTACATTTATGCGAGTCTGTTTTGCTTGGAGTACAAGGTCAAGCCTGCGGAGATCGACATAGAACTTCGAATTTATCAGAACGATGCCGTTGCAATTGAGCAGCCCGACCCTGACGATGTCACGCATCTTATGGATCTTATTGTTCATTTCGATCGTCTGATCGAGAACGCAAAGGGTGAATGATGTACATCATTTCCGAAGACGAACTCTTTCATTATGGAACTCCTCGACGCTCCGGTCGTTATCCTTGGGGATCTGGTGAGGATCCCTATCAACATGGCAGTGGATTTCTCGGTGCGGTTGAGACAATGCACAAGTCTGGCATGAGTGAAAGCGAGATCGCCGAAGCGCTCGGGATGAGTATCCGCGATCTTCGAGCCAGGAAGTCTGTGGAGAAGAACAATCTTCGTTCTTTGAACGCTGACCGAGCCATGGCGCTCAAGGAGAAGGGCTGGTCCAAGTCTGCCATTTCACAGGAGCTTGGTGTGTCCATGTCGACTGTGACCAAGTTGCTCGCCCCTCAGACTAAGGAGCGCGCTGAAGCAACGGCGAACATTTCTGACGTACTTCGTGAGAAGTTGGACAATGGTGGTTATCTCGACATCGGCAAGGGCACCGAGACCATTCTTGGCGTCAGTGACACCCGTCTTGCTGCTTCTGTCAAGAAGCTTGAAGACGAGGGGTACACTGTGCACACCATGAAGGTGAAGCAGCTCGGCACGGGGGAGATGACGACCGTCAAGGTTCTTGCACCGAAGGGGGCTACGAAGAAGGACTGCTTCGAGAACAGGGATTCGATTGAAATCCCTGGGGCCAAGTCTTTTGACAATGGGCACACCTTTGTGAAAATCACGCCGAACAAGGAAGGTATTTCCTCCAAGCGACTGCATGTCGTGTATGCAGAGGATGGTGGAACCGAGAAGGACGGCGTCATTGAGATTCGTCCTGGTGTTCAGGATCTGAGTCTCGGTCGTTCTTCTTACGCACAGGTTCGTATCGCGGTTGATGGCACCCATTATCTAAAGGGCATGGCCATGTACAGTGAGGACCTTCCGAAGGGTATTGACATCCAGTTCAACACCAACAAGAAGAAGGGCACTCCGGTTCTTGGCAAGGGCGACGATTCTGTGCTCAAGAGGATGAAGGACGATCCTGACAATCCGTTCAAGTCCACCACCGCTCCTCCCGAGATGTTCAAGGGCAAGGACGGCAAGTTGCACAAGAGTGCAGTCAACAAGGTTCGTGAAGAGGGTGACTGGGACGAGTGGGCCAAAACCCTTTCGTCTCAGGTTCTTTCCAAGCAGAGTGTGAAGCTTGCTCGTGAACAACTGGGCAAGACTCGTGATGCGTACAAGAAAGACTACGACACCATCAATTCTTTGACCAACCCCGTTGTCAAGAAGAAGCTTCTGGAATCGTTTGCCGACCAGGCTGATTCAGCTGCCATTTACATGAAGGCGGCGGCAATGCCTCGACAGCGAACGCAGGTCATTCTTCCACTCAAACATCTCAAGGAGAATGAGATCTACGCCCCGAACTTCAGAGATGGGGAGAAGGTTGCGCTCATTCGGTATCCTCATGCGGGCACGTTCGAGATCCCCGAGGTTGTTGTCAACAATCGCAACGCCAAGAGTCGGCGCATTCTCGGCAAGGCGTACGACGCCGTCGGTATCAATGCCAAGGTTGCTGAGCGACTGTCGGGCGCTGACTTTGATGGCGACACCGTGTTGGTTATCCCGAACAACCACGGTAAGATCAAGTCCACTCCAGCTCTCGCCGGGCTGAAGAACTTCTCCACTTCCCAGTACAAGATGAAGCAGTCGGACATCAAGTCGGGGCGCAAGAAGGTTATCAGCCCTAAGCAGAAGCAGATCGAGATGGGTAAGGTGTCGAACCTCATCACCGACATGACGCTCAAGGGTGCCACCGCTTCTGAGTTGGCCCGGGCCGTCCGTCATTCGATGGTCGTCATCGACAGCGAGAAGCACGAGCTCGACTACAAGAAGTCCGAATTGGACAACGACATCAAGGGTCTGAAGAAGAAGTACCAATCCGGTGGAGCTTCCACAATTGTGTCAAGGTCCAAGTCTCCTGTCTATGTCAACAAGCGCAAGCCCAGGTCTGCAGCAAAGGGCGGACCGATTGACAAGAGGACGGGGGAAAAGGTTTACGAGGAAACCAGGGAGAGTTACGTCAACAAGAAGACCGGTCAGATCGTCTACAAGAAGGACAAGCTTCATCGAATGGAGACGGTGAGGGACGCCAGGACTTTGAGCACCGGCCTCCCCATGGAAGAAGTATACGCCGCCCATGCCAACTACCTGAAGGCCCTGGCCAGAAAAGCCCGGGTATCCTCCACCCGTTTGACCCCGCCCAAGCAGTCCCAGTCCGCTAGGAAGACATACGATTCAGAGTACAAGTCTTTGAAGAGTAAACTCAACAATGCATACCGGAACAAACCACTGGAACGTAAGGCTCAGCTGATTGCCAACGCCCGGGTCAAGCTTCAGGTTGACGCCAATCCAGGAATGGATCGTGATGAGCAGAAGAAGATCGAACGTCGTGCATTAGCTGAAGCAAGAGCAAGAGTGGGCGCCAACAAGAGCACGGTCAACATCACGCCCAAGGAATGGGAAGCCATCCAGGCCGGGGCCATCTCCTCCAACATGTTGTCCGAGATCATGAAGAATGGTGATCTGGATCAGATCAAGGAGTACTCGATGCCTCATGCCAAGACGACATTGTCTCGAGCCAAGATCACAAGAGCCAAGTCGATGAAGTCTTCTGGCAACTACACAGTTGCTGAGATAGCCGATGCCTTGGGTGTCAGTGTAAGTACTGTCAATCGTGCTTTGGCATGACTATGAATTAGGATGTGATTGGTTGTGTCTGAGTCTGATGAAGTAATGCTGACAACGATTGACAATCCTTACAATCCTTTCGATGAGTTCGATCGTTGGTTGCAGTTCGACACAAGCAAAGGTTACAACACTTGTGCACTGCTTGCTCGTGTGTCAACAAGTTCAAACGAACTTTCAGAAGTTGATGAATCAAATGAAATTGAAAATGCGATGGACGACATTATTATGTATGATCCTTCGCAAATTTTCAAGAAAATTCGTCGTTCTGAAAACAATTCGTGACAAATATGAAAAATAAAATATAAAAAGATATAAGGCCCGGAGGGGGGTCATATTCGGCCTACCCCCCTCCTTCATCGCCGGCCTCTCCATATTTTCTCCGGGGGAGGTCGCCGGTGGGCCTTGTGGGGGTACGGTGCCTTTCCTAACATCCAACTAGTATATTTGTGCATCGTGGTTGAGCTCATACAAGTTCGATGGTTCCTTTCTACACCGTATCCCCTCAAGACTTACCGGAACTACATCCAAATGGAGGTGAACTGCTAGATGGCGAGCAAGAAGCAATCCAAAACGCATCGCCGTCCACCGGCAACCACTGTCGAAGGACGCGAGAATCAGATGATCGCCTTGGCTGTGGACCTCGCGGAGAAGCAATTGGCTGAAGGAACTGCCAGTTCGGCGGTAATCACGCACTATCTCAAGCTCGGTACCACTCGTGAGAGGCTCGAAAAGGAGAAGCTCGCCAAGGAGAACGAGCTGTTGAAGGCGAAGACGGAGGCCTTGGCTTCTACGGCGCGTGTTGAAGAGTTGTACAAGCAAGCACTTGACGCTATGCGGTCGTATGGGAGTAGTAGAAGTGATAAAGAGCTATGACGCCCTTATTCTTCTTGACACCATCGAAGATCGGTACAATTACTTGCGAATCGGCGGTGGCGTTGGATATGAGACTTTCGGGTTCGATCGTTATTTGAATCAAGGTTTTTATCAGTCCGCTGAGTGGAAAAGAGTCCGAGATGAGGTCATTTCTCGCGATAATGGCTGCGATCTTGGTCTTGAAGGATACGAAATCAATGGTCGTATCCTTATCCACCACATGAACCCGATGCGTCCAGAGCAAATCAAATTCTTCGATCCGGACATTTTGGATCCTGATTTTCTGATCAGTTGTTCTCACAAAATGCACAATGCGATCCATTATGGGGATGAGAATCTCTTGCCGAGGCGTATCGTGGAGCGAAGGCCAAATGATACAACGCCATGGAGGCAATGATCATGGAAAACAGTATTCTCAACTCCACCAAGCGCATGCTTGGCCTTGATCCCGATGACACAGCGTTCGACACCGATGTCATCGTGTGCATCAACAACGCGTTGACGCTTGTTCACCAGATGGGCATCGGTCCCGCCGACGGATACACGATTGAGGACGCGGTCGCAGTGTGGAACGATTTCACGAACGACAAGCGATTGCTCAGTCTGGTGCGGATGTACGTGTACCAGTCTGTGCGAATCGCATTCGACCCGCCAACGTCGCAATATGTCATGGAGGCGGTGCAGAACCAGATCAAGGAGTACGAGTTCCGTATGGTCGTGATGGCAGATGGACATGTCTGAAGCCCTTGATGGGCTTTCAAACACTGCCACGCCGAAGTACTATGGCATCTGGCGTGAAAAGGTCATCAATGGCGAGATCCCTGTGTGCAAGGAGATTGCCGCGGAGATGAACCGTATTGACGGTCTAATAGCCAATCCGGGCGTGTACTATGATCCCGCGGAGGTAGAGGGATGGAAGCGCTTCTGTGAGACGGAGATGACTCTCACTGATGGAAGCGACTTGCATCTGCTCGAATCGTTCTTGGTCTGGGGCGAGCAGCTGTATGGTTGGTATTATTTCGTGGACACGACGGTGTACGAGCCGTTCGAGGACAAGCCAGGTGGCCATTACGTGCGCAAGCGTATTCTCAAACCGCTCGTGAACAAGCAGTACATCATCACAGCACGCGGTTCCGCAAAGTCATTGTATGATACACTTGTTCAGATGTATGCGTTGACCATGGACACCGCCACCACGCAGCAGATTGTGACGTCGGCGACGATGAAGCAGGCTGAGGAGATTCTTTCTCCCATTCGTACTGCAATGAGTCGCGCTCGCGGGCCGTTGATGCAGTTTCTCACTGAGGGTTCCTTGCAGAACACAACAGGCAATCGACTCAAGCGGCAGAAACTAGCGTCGACGAAAAAGGGTATTGAGAACTTCTTGACGAACTCGATCATCGAGATCCGACCAATGACCATCGACAAGCTTCAGTCACTCAGGCCGAAGGTGTCGACAGTCGATGAGTGGCTCTCGGGTGACATTCGTGAGGATGTGATCGGAGCTCTCGAACAGGGCGCGAGCAAGAATCCTGATTACATCATCGTTGCAACAAGTAGTGAGGGCACTGTCAGGAATGGGGCCGGTGACAGCGTCAAAATGGAACTTGCGAGCATTCTCCGCGGGGAGTATGTGGATCCGCACACATCGATCTGGCACTACAAGCTGGATGATGTCAAAGAAGTGGCGGATCCAGAGATGTGGATCAAGGCGTGCCCGAACATCGGGAAGACTGTTTCATACGAAACGTATCAAAGAGATGTTGAGCGTATGGAGAAGGTCCCCGCAGTTCGCAACGACATCCTGGCAAAGCGTTTCGGAATCCCCATGGAGGGTTACACGTATTTCTTCACGTATGAAGACACAATTCCGCACAAGCATCATGAGTTCTGGGAAATGCCGTGTTCCGTTGGAGCCGACCTCTCTCAGGGCGATGACTTCTGTGCATTCACGTTCTTGTTCCCACTTTCCCGTGACCAGTTTGGCGTAAAAACCCGCAGTTACATTACTGAGAACACTTTGATGAAATTGCCGGCGGCCACTAGGGTGAAGTACAACGAATTCCTTGAAGAGGGGTCCCTGCAAGTTGTCGGAACCACGGTTCTTGACATGATGGACGTCTACGACGATCTTGACAAGTTCATCGATGAGATGAAGTATGATGTCAGAGCGTTTGGATTCGATCCGTACAACGCCAAGGAGTTCGTGACTCGTTGGGAGCAGGAAAACGGTCCTTATGGGATCGAAAAGGTGATTCAGGGTGCCAAGACGGAGAGTGTTCCGCTCGGCGAGTTGAAGCACTTGGCAGAAGAACGCCTTCTTCTTTTTGATGAAGCGATCATGTCTTTCGCCATGGGAAATGCCATAACCATGGAGGACACGAACGGCAATCGCAAGCTTTTGAAGAAACGATATGAAGACAAGATCGACCCATTTGCCGCGTTGCTTGACGCGTGGGTTGCCTTCAAGTTGAACAAAGACAATTTCGAGTGAGGTGAAGACTATGGAGAACGCCCTATACCATCATGGTGTCAAGGGTATGAAGTGGGGCGTACGTAAGACGAAGAACCGGTCCGAGTTGTCGAACAACCTGAAGCCGGTGGCGAAGCCCAAGAAGTCCAACGGGTACGATGCGTCGCACCAGGTTGCTACCGACCATGTTCGAGCCAAGTACCTGACGAACGAAGATCTTGCTGCGAGAAACAAGCGGCTTCAGCTTGAGAAGACGTACAACGAGCTTCGCCCGAAGTCCGCAACGGAGAAGCTCATCAATGCATCTCTCAAGATTGGCACTCAGGTGTTGACCGAGGTCGGCAAGGAGTACGCCAAGTCATATGTAAGTGCATTCGCCAATGGTACCATTCCAAAGCCGGGTAAGAACAATGAGGGCAGCGGAAAGAACAAAGACAAGACAAAGTTCAACTCCCCCAGGCGAGATGCAAAGATTAAGGATCCAAGAGATGCATTCCGACGAAAGTGATGAGTTGCAGCATTTTGGTGTTGTCGGTATGAAGTGGGGAGTCCGAAAGGCTCGCCGCCAAGCACTTACCGGCGCCGGTTCTGATGAGGAGCGCAAGGCTCTGAAGAAGCAGTACAGTACTGCCGACAAGACTGTCAAAATGATGAACAAGGTTGCCAGGGTAAATCGCAAGGCGGCGAAGGCTTCTTACAAGGCAGCGAAGAATCAGTACAAGAATGATTCTTCTCGCGCCAACAAGAAGATCGTGAAGGCCTTGAAGATGTCCTACAAGGCTGCCAAGAAGAACAAGCGTGCTGTCAGACAGCAAGTCAAGGAACGGTACAGCAATGAGCTGAACCGACGTTAGAGAGGAGGCACGCATGGGTTTCATGCAGAGGCTTTCTCACGCATGGAATGTCTTTCTTAACGGGTCTCCGAACAAGTATGTCAACTATGGGCCTGGATACACCATGTTGCCAAGCCGGCAGCGGATGTATCGAACGTCCGAGATGTCCATAGTCGCCTGTATCTACAATCGTATTGCGGTTGACGTTGCTGGTATTGGCCTTCAGCATGTCCGCAAGGACGAAGACGGAAAGTACGCCGAAACTATCTACAGTGGGCTTCAGTACTGTCTGAACACAGAAGCCAACATTGATCAGTCAGGCAAGGCTTTCCTGATTGACCTTGTTGTGTCTCTTCTGGATGAAGGCGTCATTGCGATTGTTCCGACCGATTTCGACCTTGACCCATCACGAACGGATTCTTATGATGTTCGTACGCTTCGTGTGGCCAGAGTTGTCAATTGGTATCCTGAGCATGTTCGTGTACGGGTGTACAACGAAAAGATCGCCATGCAGCAGGAGATTGTTCTCCCCAAGAGACTCGTTGCTGTAGTGGAGAATCCGTTCTTCACCACCATGAACGAGCCCAACAGCACTCTTCAGCGTCTCATTCGAAAGCTGGCCATTCTCGATGTTGTCGATGAGCAGACTGGGTCGGGTAAGTTGGATCTCATCATTCAGCTCCCTTATCAGGTCAAGTCTCAGGCTCGTCAGGATCAGGCCAATCTCCGTCGAAAGCAGATCGAGGAACAGCTGACCGGCAGTAAGTACGGAATTGCGTACACTGACGGTACTGAGAAGATCACGCAGCTTAACCGGGCCGTGGAGAATGACATCTTCTCTCAGGTCAAGTACCTGGAAGAGAAGCTGTACTCCGAGCTCGGTGTGAGCAAGACTGTGTTTGATGGGACCGCCGAAGAGGCAGCCATATTGAACTATCAGAACAACACGCTGGTGCCAATTCTGGATGCCATTGCTGACGCGATTCGCCGGCGCTTCATCACGAAGACCGCGCGCACTCGTGGCCAGGATGTCATGTACATTCGAGACCCGTTCAAGCTTGTCCCGACGTCGCAAATCGCCGAAATCGCGGACAAGTTCACCCGAAATGAGATTATGAGTTCCAACGAATTCCGTGCCATTGTCGGTCTGAAGCCGTCCAATGATCCGAATGCGGATGTTCTGCGGAACAAGAATCTGAATCCTGTAAGTACTGAGCCTGAGGTACCTTCGGAGCCTCAGGAGGAAGGAGCGCATGGTGAAGCCTGATTTCAGTGGCTACGCTACGCGAAACGATCTTAAGTGCTCCGATGGTCGAACGATTCGTCGCGATGCATTCAAGGATGATGATGGTCAGCGAGTGCCGCTTGTGTGGCAGCACATGCATGATTCGGCGGACAACGTCCTCGGTCACGCTGACCTCGAGAATCGAGAAGATGGCGTCTACGCCTATTGCTTCTTGAATGAGACTTCTGCCGGTCAAAATGCAAAAGAACTCGTTGCGCACGGTGACATCAATGCAATGTCCATCTACGCGAACAAGCTGGTCCAGAAGGGCTCGGATGTACTTCATGGTGCGATTCGTGAAGTGTCTCTTGTTCTTTCTGGGGCAAATCCTGGTGCGATGATCGACACTGTCGCGATTCAGCATTCCGACGGTTTCGTCGAGGAGCAAGATGATGAGGCAATCATCACGACGGGTATGACCATTGAGCACGGGGACGAAACTCCGGCTCAGAATGACTCTGGTAGCAACGATGATGACGAGGACGACCGTACCATCGGTGACATTATCGATACCATGACCGATGAACAGAAAGATGTTCTCACTTATCTCGTAGATCAGGCTCTCAGCGAAGATCATGACAATGACCAGAATACTGATTCCGCTGACAATGTTGCACATTCAGCTACCAAGGAGGCAAACGTGAAGCACAATGTGTTCGATTCGACCGCTGTTGATCGCGGTCCTAAGCTTGAGCATTCCAAGATCAAGGCGATTTTCGCTGATGCCGAGTCTTATGGCACTCTGTCCGAGTCTGTAATGGCGCATGCTCAGAACTACGGCATTTCGAACATCGAACTTCTGTTCCCGGACGCCAAGGAGGTCAACAACCCTCCGGAGTTCGTCCAGAAGGAGAAGCCGTGGGTTCAGGCGATCGTTGGCGCCACCAAGCACACCCCGTTCGCCAAGGTTCGCACTACTTTCGCTGACATTTCGGGTGACGATGCGCGGGCTCGTGGTTACCAGAAGGGCAAGCTGAAGAAGGAAGAGGTCTTCAAGCTGCTTCGTCGGGAGACCACCCCTCAGACCATCTACAAGAAGCAGAAGCTTGACCGTGACGACATCCTTGACATCACCGACTTCGACGTTGTCAGTTGGATCAAGGCCGAGATGCAGGTCAAGCTGAAGGAGGAGCTCGCTCGCGCAATTCTGTTCGGTGATGGTCGTTCGGTCACTTCTGACGACAAGATTCAGGAGGATCACGTTCGCCCGATTCTTTCTGATGATGCCTTCTACAGTGTCAAGCACACCATTTCCAAGGATACGTCGCTCGCCGAGGGGGCGTTGATTGACATTGTGGCCGAGGCAATGCTCGACTACGAGGGCACTGGTAACCCGACTTTCTTCGCACACAAGAAGGTCATCTTCGACATGATGCACCAGCGCGACAAGATGGGCCGTAGGCTTTACAACACTCGTGAGGAACTTGCCAACGCTCTTGAGGTCGGCTACATTGTCGACGTTGACCCCATGAAGGGTCTCACCAGGACCCTTGGCGCCAGCGAGGGCGGCGGCACTGCCAACGTCCTCGGCATCATCGTCAACATGTCCGATTACAACATCGGTACCAACAAGGGCGGCGAAGTCAATTTCTTCGATGACTTCGACATCGACTACAACCAGATGAAGTACCTGTACGAGACTCGTCTTTCGGGTGCTCTGGTTGAGCCTTACTCCGCTGTTGTCATCGAGCAGAAGACTGCCTGAGCAAGGCGGTTAGCCAATGGCGAAGTTCAGTGGAGCCATCGGCTATGAACATTTGAAGGAGACCGCGCCGGGTGTGTGGAGGCCGGCTCTCACGGAGCGAAAGCATCGTGGGGACCTGTTGAAGCACGCCTGGCGTTGGTCTCCTTCTGAGAAAGCCAACGACGATCTTACGATCTCGAATCAGATTTCCATTGTTGCTGACGCGTTCATGTATGAGAACATCGGAGCGATTCGTTACGTTGTAATGAATGGTTCAAAATGGAAAGTAACCAACATCGAGATCAACCGGCCACGTATCGTCTTGACTTTGGGAGGAGTTTACAATGGCCAAGCGAACTGATCTGCAGGCTTTGCTGGAGACGTGCCTCGGTTCGCGCCGGGTGTACTTCCAACCTCCTGTACAGCTGATGCTCGAGTATCCAGCAATCGTGTATGAAAGGATGCCTGGCGACACCACGTTCGCAGACAACGTGTCGTATCGCCACATCCATCGTTATCAGGTGACTGTCATAGATGAGGATCCGGACAGTCCGATTGTAGACAAGATTGCCGGTTTGCCCGCGTGTGTCCATGAGCGGCACTACGCTGCCGATGGGTTGAACCATGACACATTCAACATTTGGTTCTAAGGAGTTGAAATGGCAAAGCTTATTTGGGACACCAGTGGCGATCGAAAGTACGAGACTGGCGTAGATCACGGTGTTCTGTTCGTTCAGAAGAAGAACGGCGAGTATGAAAAGGGTGTGGTTTGGAACGGTCTGAAGACCGTCACCGAGTCCCCCGAGGGTGCTGAGGAGAACGCTCAGTACGCTGACAACATGAAGTATCTCGCGCTGTACTCGGCCGAGGAGTGGAAGGGTTCGATCGAGGCCTTCACTTACCCGCCGGAGTTCGAGCAGTGCGATGGCACCAAGGAGATCGCTCCCGGCGCGTACCTCGGCCAGCAGAACCGCAGTGGTTTTGCTCTGTACTACCGTACCAAGGTTGGTACCGATACCGACTCCAATGCCGGCTACAAGCATCACTTCGTGTATGGCATGAAGGCTTCTCCGTCGGAGAAGGAGCATGCCACGGTGAACGACTCCCCGGAGCCGACCAGCTTCAGTTGGGATGTCACCGCGATCAAGCAGGTTGTCGAGGGCTTCGATCCGTCGGCCACCTTCACCCTTGATTCGACTCTTGTCGATCAGAACAAGCTCAAGAGTATCATCGACAAGGTGGAAGGTACCGCCACGACGGAATCGTCGATTCCGTCCATCACGGAGCTCATCGCTGCTGTCAAGGCTGGCGGCTGACAAAACTAGGAGAAGAGAGTGCTCAAGATCAACATTGATGCAGACGAGTATTACGATCGAACCACTGGAGAGTTCATCGACATTGAGCCTGTGACTCTGTGTCTTGAGCACTCTCTTCTCGCAATTTCAAAATGGGAGGCGAAGTACTGCAAGGCCTTCCTGAGCTCGGAGAAGTCCAATGCTGAGATCATGGACTACATCCGAATGATGACTTTCGCTCCGGAGGATGTTGACCCGAATGTGTACATCTACATGCCGGAGGACAAGATTGGCGAGATCCAGCGTTACATTGAATCTCCGATGACCGCCACTACTTTCAGCGACGCAAAGAAGCGGCAGGAGTCTCGTGAGTTCATCACGTCGGAACTCGTCTACTACTGGATGACGGCCAACAGTATTCCATTTTCTTGTGAAACGTGGCCGCTCCCGAGGTTGCTCACTCTGATTCACATTTGTGGTATCAAGAACAACCCCGACAATTACAAGAAGGGTAACAAGAAGCTGACCTCTTCGGCCATCGCCAGGAGGAAGGCACTGAACGATGCGAGGAGGGCGCAACATGGCACAAGCGGTTGACATTCTCAACCAAGCTGGCGTAGCCAACGCCACGGCCATCGTCGCAGCGAGCAACAACACGGGCTTGCCCCTTAGTGTGGCTATGGGTATGATCATGAAGGAGACCGGAGGCCCCAACATCTACGGGCATGACGCAGGAGGCGCATGCCGAGGGTGGGGGTTTGTCACCGAGGACAATTTCAAGAACAACTTTCTTCCTGTTGTCCTTGGAGGCGGTGTCTCGAATGGTGTTGGTCCGACGCAGATCACTTATCCGGGCTATTTCAAGAACAACCCCAATTATCCCTGGTGGGATCCTTACTGGAATTGTGTGTTCGGCTTCAATCTCTTGAAGTCGTACTGCGGTGGGGATTACTCCTGGGAGAGTCTTGCCCGTGCTGGCTCGACTTACAACTCCGGCAATCCAAGCGGGACGTACAACACTTATGGCAGGACCTTTGCAGATCTTGCCGTAGAGTGGACAGATCGTCTCAGTGGCGCCGGAACGGATGTGGACTACGAAGAAGGAGATGACATGCCCTCGGCAGAGGAGATTGCCAACGCAATTCTTGACGCACAGATTCAGCGTCATGAAGAGGAGGGTACGACCACCCTCAGGACTGAGATTGGTTGGCTTCCTGAGAATTTCAATAGGATTCCTGCCAATGTGTGGAATTTCAAGGTCGTCAGGAATGGTCTTCCGGCTGATGATTCTCGTCAGGGAGAGGCTGTTTCTGTCGGCACTATCATGGCGTGGCAGGACGCGTTTGTCAACGACATGAAGAACGCGATCGCTGAAGCTGTTCGTGGAATCACGAATGACGACAAGGTCGTGAAGGCGGTGAAAGAGGCGATCGACGCCTACATCGATTACTCCAAGACTGAGCCGGGGACCGTTCCTGCGGCTGAACTTTCTGACACGCTCGTTGTCGTCAAGAAGGGCGATACGCTCAAGGCCATCGCCACCGCAGCAGGCAAGACCGTTGACGAGCTTTGCGCGCTCAATCCTGGTCTCGTGCCGAATTCGATTGTTGTCGGTCAAAGGATCAAGGTGAAGTAATGACCAGCATCACTATTGCCAACCCGAAGTTCCGTGACTTCTGCTACGGTGTCTGGGCCATCGCGGCTCTGGCGCTTGTCAGTATCACGCTGTTCTGCAATGCGAGCAACGGTGCGTATGTGCAGCCCGTTTGGGTGAATCCGGCGTACACTGTTGTAATGGCGCTCGGTGGTATTCTCGGCTTCGTCGCCAAGTCGCACACCGATACTTCCGTTGCAAGCTCGAAGACTCCCAAGCTTGAGGCGGAGCCTGAGCCGGGTACTGTTCCGGCTGAGTAACTTCAAAATGGAAGGAGGAGTCAGGAATGACTGTGCCAGTGAATGAAACGCCGGTCACTACTCTTGGTTGGAAGGTTGGACTGGTATCAGGCCGAGTTCTCAGGGCTGTAGCTGATATCGGGCCTGGCGATGACGCGTTACCCGATGTGCTTCCCGCAAAGGGTGACATCGTGTTCACGCCCAAAGTTCTGGAGTCTGTCGTTCCTGGTTCCCCTTCCATCAGGGTTCGAAGTGAGACGGTCACAGCGAGCCTCGACGCCGAGGGTTACATTTCCAGGAATTTCAATCGTGGTATTTGGCTTTGGGCTGGTACTTGGACTGTCAACGCGACTTCGGTTGGTGCCGGTACTTTTGAGATTGTTATCACGGAGAAGAACGACAAGAATCACCCACTGGATTTGTGGAGCTACTCCGCGGTTCCTCCGGCGCCTGGCGTCACTCAGTACACGCTCACTCTCCCCGCCGGGGGCGTCGCGGGGCAGGTTCTCGCGCTTGGCGATGACGGTCGGTTGATGTGGGTGAATGCATCGACCGGGGGTGGTACCGGTCCTCAAGGTCCAGCAGGCCCGAAGGGCGACCCAGGTCCCAAGGGTGACACCGGTCCTCAAGGTCCAGCAGGCCCGAAGGGCGACCCAGGTCCCAAGGGTGACACCGGTCCTCAAGGTCCAGCAGGCCCGAAGGGCGACCCAGGTCCCAAGGGTGACACCGGTCCTCAAGGTCCAGCAGGCCCGAAGGGCGACCCAGGTCCAGCAGGCCCAGGTCCCAATGGTGGCACCGGTCCTCAAGGTCCAGCAGGTCCGAAGGGCGACCCAGGTCCCAAGGGTGACACCGGTCCTCAAGGTCCAGCAGGCCCGAAGGGCGACCCAGGTCCCAAGGGCGACCCAGGTCCCAAGGGTGACACCGGTCCTCAAGGTCCAGCAGGCCCGAAGGGCGA